GGCCAAGGTCCGGTCGGAGTACGACGACAGCCTGAAGTCGCGCCTCAAGCCCGGCGGCTTCACGCTGATCATCCAGACGCGATGGAACGAGAACGACCTGTCCGGCGGCCTGCTGCCCGAGGACTGGGACGGCGAGAGCGGCCCGGTCCTCTGCCGCGACGGGCTGGTGTGGGACGTGCTCTGCATCCCGGCGGAGGCGGAGGACAACGACCCGCTGGGCCGCAAGCCCGGCGAGATGCTGTGGCCCGAGTGGTTTGGGCAGGATCCAGACTTCTGGACCGCCGCGCGCCGCATCCCGCGCACGTGGTCGGCGCTCTACCAGCAGCGGCCGGCGGCGCAGGACGGGACGTTCTTCCGGCGCGAGTGGTTCCGGCGCTACCGGCCAGGCTCGGAGCCGGCGCACCTGCGTAAGTACCTGACCAGCGACCACGCACCGACCGACGGCGAGGACAGCGACCCGTCAGGCTGCAGGGTGTGGGGCGTGGCGCCGGGCAACGACCTTTACCTGCTCGGCGGCTTCCTGCACCGGGCGAACATGAGCATCACGGCGGATCGGATCGTCGGCAACGCCAAGGCGCTGGAGCGCGAGCCGGACCCGGAGCGCATCGGCTATCAGGGGCTGGTCCGCCAGTACGAGCCGTTCGCCTGGTTCCCGGAGGATGATAATAACTGGAAGTCGGCCGCGCCCTTCATCGTGCTCAGGATGCGCCAGGAGGGCGTGCGGACGCGCCTCGAACCGATGAGCCCGCACGGCCAGGACAAGGCGGCCAAGGCGCAGTCGTTCCAGGGCCTCGCGGCGGCCGGGCAGGTGTTTGTCCCCGAGGGACCGGAGGGCGACGCGATCATTGAGCAGTACGTGAAGTTCCCGGCCGGCCGGCATGACGAAGAGGTGGACATGGCCGCGATCATGGGCCGGGCCATCGCCATGGCGCACCCGGCCATTGTGCCGCCCGCCGAGCCCCCGCCGCTGGCCGCGCCCAAACCGCTCGCCGAGATGACCTATGACGAGGTGATGGCGGGATACGAGCCGGATCGGCGGACGCGGGTCTAGGCGTTCGCCCCTTCCATTGCCGCCCGCAGCGCCTCGTTCATCCGGCTCTGCCAGCCCGGCCCGCCCGCCTTGAAGTGCTCGACTACGTCATGGTCGACGCGCAGCTTCACGGTGTCCTTGGGGTTTTCGAGCTTCGGCCGGCCCCGAACCTTCGCTGGGCGCATGCCCTCCATGAACGCATCCGTCAGTGACGGATTGTCATCGTGGATCGCTGGATCAAACTTGGGCTTCATAGAACTTCACCTCTCTGTCGTTCGCCTTCCGCAGGCTGATCGCGCGAAGCACCTCACCGCGCACGGTGTAGACCAGAACGTGAAGCCGGGAGCCGATCAGGCCCAGGGCGACGATCCGGACTTCGCCGTAGTCGAAACGGTCGTCCTCGCGCTCGAACGCCGTCTCCCATTCGAACTCGGCCGCCGCCGCCAGAGACACGCCGTGGTCGGCGATGTTCTTGGCGTCCTTCGCGGGGTCGAACTCGATGTCCATGAGTTTTTGTACCCCAATAAATAGGGCCGGTAAAGCTTTTTCGTGGGTACAAAAAACATTGATGCGCGCGCGCGGCTGAGGCGGCGTCGCCGGCCCCTATCCTTGGGCCATGAGCGACGCCGCCCCCATGCCCGGAACGCCGGCTTCTGAGGTCCGCTATTGGATCGCCGAGCTTGATCAGGGCGCAAAGGCGCAGGAATCGTGGCTTGGCCGCGCCCGCAAGATCACCAAGCGCTATCGCGAGGAGGATGCGGCGGTCACGCGCCGCAATCCGGCCCGCCGCTACGCGCTGCTCTATTCGAACATCCAGACGATCCAGCCGGCGATCTACGCCCGGCCGCCGCAGCCGGTGGTCTCGCGCCGGTTCAAGGATTCCGATCCTGTCGGGCGCCTGGCCTCGGAGGTGCTGGAGCGCGCCCTGGCGTACAGCGTCGATAAGCAGGATTTCGACGGCGCCCTGAAGTCCTGCACCCAGGATTACGTGCTGATCGCGCGCGGGCAGGCCTGGGAACGCTACGTCCCGACACACGGCGAGGCGGTGACGCCGCAGATCAGCGTCACGCCCTCGGCCGGTGGTGGTTACGAGGACGAGGAGGGCAACGCCTACGAGGAGGCGAAGGCGGGCGACGACGGCGCCTTCACGGCGCCCGGCGAGCCCTATCAGCCGGTGGTCTACGAAGAGAGCGTCACCGACTACGTCAACTGGGAGGACTTCACCCATAGCGTCGCGCGGACCTGGGACGAAGTCTGGTGGGTCTGCCGGCGCGCCTACATGGACCGTGGCGCGCTGAAGAAGCGGTTCGGCGACAAGATCGGCGCGGCGATCCCGCTGGACTGGGGCGACAAGAGCGGCGAGGCGTCGAAGGACGAGCTGACCTGCAAGGCCGCGATCTACGAGGTGTGGGACAAGCGGACGAAGAAGGTCCGCTGGATCAGCAAGGGCTACGGCGACGCGCCGTTGGACGTGCGCGCCGACCCGCTGAAGCTGGACGGGTTCTTCCCCTGCCCGAAGCCGCTCCTCGGGACCACGGCGAACGACAACCTCTATCCGACCCCGGACTACGTCTACTACCAGGACCAGGCCGAGGAGATCGACGATCTCACCCAACGCATCGCCGAGTTGCAGGACGCGCTGAAGGTCAAGGGCTTCTACGCGGGCGAGGAGAAGACCAACCTCGACAACCTGCTGAAGGCCAAGAACACGACGCTGATCCCGATCCCTTCCTGGCAGACCATGAAGGAAAACGGCGGCCTGCGTGGCCTGATCGAATGGTGGCCCATCGAACAGGTGGTGGTCGCGCTGAAAGCCTGCATCGAGAACCGCAGCCAGCTCATCGAGGACGTGTTCCAGATCACCGGCGTGGCCGACATCATGCGCGGCGCGTCCGATCCTCGCGAGACCTACGGCGCCCAGGCGCTCCGCGCCCAATGGGGCTCGGTGCGCGTGCGGGACCGGCAGAAGGAGGTCGCCCGGTTCGCGCGGGACATCGTCCGCATCAAGGCGGAGGTGATCGCCGAGACCTTCAGCATCGACACGCTGAAGGCGATGACCGGGATACAGATCCCGACGGCCGCAGAGAAGGCTCAGGCGCAGCAGCAGGTCCAGGCCATGCAGCAGCGCGCGGCCATGGCTGCGCAGCAACAGATGCCTGGCCAGCCCGGCGCGCCGCCGCCTGCGGCGCAGATGGGCCACAACGGCGGACCGCCGATGGACGTCCCGCCTGAACTGCAGGAAGTCCTGTCGTCGCCGACCTGGGAAGACGTCCAGAAGCTGCTGAAGGACAACGCCCTGCGGCAATTCAGGATCGACGTCGAGACGGACAGCACCATCGAGCCGAACGAGACCGAGGAGAAGCAGCAGACCGTCGAGCTGATGACGGCGCTGGGCTCGTTCATCGCGCAATGGGGGCCGGTGGTGCAGGCTCAGCCGGCCATGGCGCCCGTGGTCGCCGAGCTGCTGAAGTTCGCGCTTCGCCGCTACAGGGTCGGCCGCGAACTGGAAGATGTCGTCGAGCGCGCCATGGCGCAGGTAGGCTCCGCGCCGCCTCAACAGCAGCAGGAGCCGGAGAAGCCGGCCGGCAAGTCGCCGCAGGAACTGACGATCGAAGCCCAATCGGTCGCCAACGACCGCGAGCGCAACCAGCAGGACTTCGCGCTGGGGCAGCAGGAGCTGGCCCTGAAGCAGGGCGATCAGCAGATCAAGCTGCGCGACCAGGACTTGAAGATGGCGATCGCCTCCCGTGATCCGCAGCCGCAGGCCACAGCATGACCGACAAGACACCCGACCAGCTGACGGCGACCACCACCATCGCCGACGCCGATCTGCTGATGCTCTACATCATCGCCGATAGCGTGATGAAGAAGGTCCGGTGGGACGCATTCCAGGACTTGGTGATCGACGCCCTGGGCGGCGTCTATCCGCTGCTGGTCAACAACCTCTCGGATCTGCCGAACGCATCTGTCGCGCGCGGGAACCTGGGTCTTGGCACAGCCGCTACGCTGGCCGCATCGGCGCTGTTCCAGGTGACCAACAATCTCTCCGAAGTGGCCAATGCCGCGACGGCGAGGACGAACCTCGGCGCAGCCGCCGCCGCCGCGCCGACGATCACGGGCGGCATGACCTTCTCCGGGAACACGAAGCAGAACGTCGCCGCGGTCGCCGCACTCGATATCGACGTGTCGGTGGGCGAGTTCCACACCAAGTCGATCTCCTCGAACTCGACGTTCACGTTCTCGGGCGTCACCGCTTCGAAGGCGCAGGCGTTCGTTCTGGAGCTGACGATCAGCAGCAACGCCGTCCCGACCTGGCCGGCGAGCGTGGAATGGGAAGAGGGCGTCGCGGCCGAGCCGGGCAACGGGACGCACCTGATCGGGTTCGTTACCTTCGACGGCGGGACGTCCTGGATCGGCATGGTGGGCGCATTCAACGTCTCATGAGCGCGCTCAGGTTCCTTCTCCTGATGAAGTCGGCCGGCGCTAGGTTCGTCGCCGGCGCCACCTATGGTCCGCCTGGTCAGACGCAGGCGATCGGCCTTAGCGCCTACAAGGTGGGCGACTTGGTGATGATCTTCGCGACGACCGTGAACATCCCGCCCAACGCCGTCATCACGGGCGGCGCGGGCGGCTGGGTGTCCGACGTCGAGACCACAACGGCCGGCTATAAGCTCTACTGCTTCCGCAAGAAGCTGGAGGCGGCGGACCTTAGCGGCGTAACCTTCAACGCGGGCGCGGGCGCACCGGACGCGAATATCAACGTGGTGGGCTATCGTGGCGCTGCTTCGGCGACGCTCCGCGCCTTCGCTGAAGCTCTCTCTGGCACCACCCTGACGCTGCCAGGCTTCACAAAGTCAGTCGGCTGTCGGCGTATCGTGTCGCACGCTGTGGACCGCGACCCTGGATCGACCTTTTTGACCCCGACGAGCTGGTTCGCGCGCATTGCGGCCTTCGCGACGACTTTCTTCGCCAGCCGTACGGCGGACGTCCCGCCGAGCCGCTACGACAACGGCACAGATGTTGTGTGGACCGGGTTTGACACAGGCAACCTGCAATTCGGCTTCGTGATGGAGCTGACTTAGCGGTCCGCCTAGTCGAGGTACTTGACCACCAGCAGCTGGGTGATGTCGCGCCGTGCGACCATCACCGTTCCGCCGCTGACGATGGCGCCTTTGACTTGGCTGTCCTCGCCCAGGACGATCGCGCCGTTCCCGCCCAGTTCTATGATCTTCGCGGCCAGCTTCGCGCTACCGACGGCCTTGCCGTGCATAAGCCCGGTTCCGCGCTTGTCGGTGATCACGCCGAGGACCTGAAATTTCCGGGGCGGCGTCCCGGTGGTCCAGAAGTCGACCCCGTCTTCCGTCACCTTCGTTCCGCCTCGGCCTTCTTGGACCGCGTCGCGACCTTCGTAGGCGGCGAACTTCGCGCCGGCGATGGCGGGTGTCGACGTGGCGACCACGGCCGCGCAGCCCAGCAGAACGAACCAGTTTCGCATTGAGATAGCCTCCCCATTCCCAGCCACTATAGCGCGCCGCTGAGGCACATGGCAGCCGCCGGATAATCGCGGCCATGGATCGCAGCCAGTATCTCGTTCAGGCCCTGCAGGCGCTCTCGCAGCAGCCCACCGGCATGGGCGCGTCCACGGTCGACCTGGGCGCGCTGAAACAGCAGGCGGACGCCGCCCAGGCGTTCCGCGCCGCCAATCCGGGCAAGTCGCCGCTGATGGGCGGCCTGCGCCAGGCCGGCCAGAACCTGATGGGCGCTCCGGCTCGGGTCGGTGGTCTGTTCAGCCTCGGCGGCGCCGCGACCAAGTCGCCTGGCGTCGGCGCCATGGGCGTCCGTCCGCAAAAGGCGCAGGGCGGCGGAGCGGGCCTGTTCGGCCGGATCAGGACCGGCTGATGGCGCGCGAAACCTACGTGTGGCGCGAGGGCCTGGGCGTAATCCCGAAGTCGGAGGCGGAGCCGCTTCCGTGGGTGACCGGCGTCCGGCCCGACGGCATGGACGCCATCGAGTGCCCGGCCGACGGCCGCACCTACGATAGCCGCTCGGCCTACTACGGCGCCGTCAAGCGCGCCGGCTGCGAAATCCTGGGCTCGACCGAGCGTCCGCCCGTCCGCCGCCAGGAAAGCGGCCCGCCTGTCGCGAAGTCGATGCGGGACGCCTGGCAACAACTTCAATCGCGACGCTGAGGGGAGACAGCATGTCCGAGCCGAGCATCCGGGAAAGCATCGAGGCAGCGCACGCCGAGCTGACGGGGGCGGAAGCCGCCCCGGCTGCGGCCGCGCCGGTCGAAGGAAATCAGTCGCAACCCCAAGCGACGCAAGGGGTTGAGGGCGGCCGCGAGGCCGAAGGAAATCAGTCCGAAGCGGCTGCGAACGAGGCCCGCGCGCGCGACGCGAGCGGGCGCTTCGCGCCCAAGGCGGCCGACGCGCCGCTAACCCAATCCACCGAGCCGGTGAACCCGGCCGGCGCGGAACCTCAGTCCGAGGCGATCCGCGTTCCGGCCTCGCTCCCCGC